AGTATTGGACAGGGTTGCAACCGGTACCATTATTCCTGCTGAAATTGTTCAGGGTCGCAAAAAAGGATGGGCCCCAAAAAACAACTTCAAAATTTCTGCTGAAGAAAGAAGGGTTTGGAGGAAGAAAATTGATATCACTTTTGATGGCTATGAATTGCAACAAATTGAAAACACCTGGATAAGGAACTACAATAAAGAAGGTTCTCACCCTTGGAAAATGTCCTTCATAGGATTTTTGCTTACCGAACTTGTGAAGCAACAAAAACTTGATGACAGAAGAGCCCAAATAAACGGGATATTTTCACAAACTCCAGAAGGAGATGGAATTTCCGGAGCTGCCGTGAATTCACAAAATGGCCTTAGATATTTATGGTACCACTACAGGGATATTTCCAAGAAATACCGCGGCTTCAATTTAGGAGAGCCTACCAAAGCGAACATCGTGGATTATATTAAAGCCGCTATTGAATTGATTCCTGAAGAAGACAGGAACCAATCTGGTATGGAGATCCAACTTTCAAGTGAAGTATTGCAATGGTACCGTGAAAAAGCGGGGATTGTGTACCAAATGCACAAAAGCCAGAATGAAGGAACTATGGTGTACGGTTTGAACCATCCTATAGATTATCCTAATTTCTTGTTTCAGGAATTAAAAGATCAGACAAAAACCAAATTTATTGGTTTCGTAAAATCTTCGAATGTTGAGATCCTTGATTACAACACTTCCGAAAAAGGAAAATTCACTGTTACCCACGATAAACGTGATACCAACATATTCGCGGATTACCGTTTGGGAATCGGGTTTATATTTGTTGGAACCGAAGTTCTTCCGGGAGAGCCAGCCGAGTTTGAACGTCAGGTGATTTGGAGTAACGATATGCCGGTATTTGATGCCGCTGTTTCTGCCCCTCTTTTTGATGATAAAACAGGAATTGTAAAAGTGAACTACAACCATTTAAAAGTGGAGGATGCCTGGGCAACAGACATTGCAGTGATCAAAGATGTTACCAAAGGACAGGTTGTAAAAATCACAGGTAATACCGCAATGGCGGGTGCCAAAAACGTAAAAAACAACGCTGCATTGTTATTGACAGGCGATTTTGACCTTTCCTCTGGAGGAACCCTGACCATGTACGTGCAGGCAGATCTTAAATTGAAGGAATTATCCAGGACTGCTGCCCCAGCTGTTGCAGCTTCGGTAACAGATGGTGAATTTATTGGAAGCGTTGTTGACGCTACCGCGATAAATGAATTCTTCTACAAAGGCGTTGCCAATGGTAGTTTAACCGAAGTCCTTAACGGGGTTGACGGGAAAGAGATCACCATATACGGAAACGATGCAGCCACGATCACCTTTACCGTTCCCGCAATAGCAGGAAATGTAAGCGTAGCCACCAGTGCCGTTTTAGCCGATAAAGCAGACTTCATAGTACTTGTAAGAGTAGAAGGAGTATGGACCGAAGTAAGCAGGACAATAGCTTAATTGTAATAACTAATCTTTTAAGACCTTAGATATGAATTTAATTAAAAGTGTAGCCAAACCGCTGAATACTTCAGCGGGGGCGCCTACCCCCAAAGAACCTAATGTTACCCTGGTACGTACCCGGGATATTTTAGCGTGGCCCACTCCGGATGCAGGAGGCGTGAATTTATTCGGGAATTATGTGCTGAAACCCGGCGCAAAAATGCTCCAGTTGTACCTTACCCCTTCAAAAACCAGCTCGGGATTTGAAAGCGAAGGCGATGAAGATGCCGTTGGCGTATCACAAAAATATGAAGGATCCCACCCGGGAAACAGCATAGAGATACGCGAGTTTATACTTGCAGCCCTGGGAGAAGATTTTGTTATAATTTCCGGCACCTGCAGGGACACAAACAAGACCTCTTACGGAACCAAGTGTTCCCCTATGAAACTGAAACCCACCTTTGCTGAAAATGGGGACGGAACTATGCACACCATCGTTTTTGAGCAGTATATGAGAACAGACCAGGTGCCTTATAACTATACAGGTTCTATTGAACTTGTAGTGGCTTATCCTGTGGTGGGTGATGCCATTAGCCTTCTTGAGGCCAACGGTACATCTTACCAACTGGCTTCTAATGCCGTAACAGCTGCGTTGGATGTTGCAGCGATGGACCTTGTACATGGTACCGTTGTAAGCCTTATTGGTGGTGGAGGAGTAGATCCGGCAACCTTAAGTTCTGGTGCTACAATTGGAACTCCAAGTGTAGAAGTTATATTAAAAGATGATACAGACTGGATCGCCTTGCAAAATGCGACCATTAGCCTGGAGGTCTTTGTAGCTGGTGCAACCACCTACCTGATAGAGCGTGCAAGAAGCTAAAAATTTGTTGTTGTTGTTTCTTAATTAGTTGAAAAAGACCTGCATTTGCAGGTCTTTTTTTGTTGTCACAGCGTTTCACAAGTGGTTTCGCAATATTTACAATCATTAACATCCACAAAATCAATACTACCAATGAAAAATCAAGTAATCAAATTTTTAGGGGACCTGCCAAAGTCGGGTTCAGAACAGTTTAACCAGGCACTGGAGCATTTCAGAAAAAGCAAGAATCACGATCCCGAAAAGATTCGGTATTATAATGCCCTTGGTTTTTCTCAAGATAGACTGGAGAGTTTGTTGTATGAATTGAAGAAACTGCATTCCATCACTGATACAGAGGTGGCACAGGCTAAAAAAAGCCCCATAACCCCCAAAGGGAAAAATAAAAAGGCTCCGGTAGTAAAGAAAAAAACACCGGTGGTAAAAAAAACTAAGAAGATAGCAGAGAAAAAAGAAGAAGCTTCTTCAGAAGACATCTCGACTGCGCTCAATGGGACAAAAGAGGAAAGCCCCCTAGCCCCCGAAGGGGGAATTGATGATGCCCAGGACATCTCGACTGCGCTCGATGGGACAAAAGATGTTATAGCTGGAGATAAAAAAGCTGAAACAAAAGATGAAGCTGTTATTGATCAGGATGTGGCCATAGATGCGGCGACTGAAGAGCGTGAAAAGTTTTTAAAAGAAGATCTTGCTGATTTTGATTTAGAAACTGAAAAATACAATTCCATTAAATCTTTTGCGGCAACTCTCTCAGATTATATAAACAGGGATCCTGCAGATCAGAAGTCGGACACTTTGAAAGCTTTTGTTGCCGAGGCAAAAAAAAAGTTTGCCCAGGCTTAGAAAAACCCATTCGCGATCAATATTCGTTCCTGGACAAAGATGATTGTCCGGATGAATTTAAAATATTGGTTGCCGATAAAATTTCAGCCTTCCGGAAGTTTGAAAAACTGCATCCGGAGCTTACAAAGAAAGCCAAGGCGGGAGCTGAAATAGAGTTTGAAAAATTGGCCACTACAGTTCACAGTTTTGAGCTGAACAGGCAAATTTGGGAAGAGCTGGATTATTACGAGGAGCACGGCGAAGTTTTGGGGAAGCATCCAAAACTTAAAAAAATAAAACTGGAACAGGACATTTGTTTATACGATCGTTTTGAAGCGCTGAACCGCAGGAACAATCTTCGCACTTATATCTCCAGGGACAGGAAAACCCTAAAAAAAATGAAGTCCGGAAAGGAAAAAGAAGCATTTGCAGCCGGGCTGCAGCTTTTTATCCTGGAGCGGGATCTACTTGAAACAAAATTTAAATTAAATGGCGAATAGATATTTTGATATATCCAAACTGAAGGATCCTTCCCCCGCGAAGGATCCCTCTCGCCACTTTGAAAGTAAATATCTACTGGCCCACTTTGAGAATGTAAATAAACTGGAGGGACAATTGAAGCGCTTGCCAAGTGCTGAAGAATTCTTTTTCCTACAGACTAACAATTCGTTTAACGCCTTCACTTTTCTTCCCTTTGTTTGCAAATACGTAAAAGTGCGCAGGTTGTATGCCAGTACTTACAGTATTAGCCGGAAAGTGATCACGGCTTTAATGGAATTGCACAGCCGGGGTTTTGTGGACGAAATAACTCTTTTGATTAGTGATAGTATGGTAAAGCGAAACCCAATGACCATTGATGTGTTATTGAGCGTAGCAGCTGCAAATCCGAATCTTAAAGTGTTGTTCGGTTGGAACCATTCCAAAGTGTGCCTTTTAGAATCCTCCCCCTGCCCCTCCAAAGGAGGGGAGATAAATCACTTCGTAATAGAAGGATCCGGGAACTGGAGCGATAACGCAGCGATGGAACAATACACCTTTGCCAATTGCAAGGGTTTGTACGATTTCAGGATGGATTTGTTTGCGCCCGAGAGAGCCAGACAGGTAGCGACTGGGGGAAGTTTGAAAGCAATTAATAATTAGATGACTGAAGACGTACGACTTTCCCAGGAGGAATTTGAAAAGATAGAAGATTTGGCAGCCTGTAATTACAGTCCGGCACAAATAGCCAAGTACCTGGACATTCCGCCTGCAGATTTTTTGGCAGCTTTTCACAAGCCAAATCATTTGGTACGCTTTCATTATGACAAAGGCCAGCTGGTAGCCGATGCCGAAATAAATATGAAAGCACTGGAAACTGCCAAAGCCGGAAATCTCACCGCGATGCAGATCTACCAGAAAAACAGGGAAATGGTAAGCCTTGAGAACCTTAAAAACCTGATCCTGTTTGGAGGGGAAAATTTTGAGGATGATGAAGATGAAGTCCCTTAACCCCCTATCTGCAGTATGAAAAAAATAATCCAAAAATATATTGATCTTCAGGACGTAGATCTTGATACTATTTATGATTTTGTAGACAATGGCGATCGCAGCCGTGCCCCGCAGGAAATTATAGATTACCTGGACCTTATGGACAAAGTGCGGGGAATGAGCCTAAGAATTGACAAGTATGGCAGCAAAGATGCTATTGTAAATCATTTGATCAAAGTAGAAGGCTTAAGCCGCTACTTAGCAAATAAAGCCTACAATCAGTCAATGGAATATTTCTATGCAGATAGCGATATTTCAAAAGAAGCCTGGAGGAATATTTTGGCGCAGCGAATGGATAAGAATTATGCCATTGCCCAGCTGCTCGTTAAAGATGTTTCAGATGCCAAGAAAGTGAACGATATGATCAAGGATATGGGAATTGCTTTAGGGCTTCATCTTCCAGATCCTGAACCGGTACCTGAGGGAGCATTTCAAAGACCTTCCAAAATCTACACTTTATCAATGGAAGATCTGGGCAAAGTGCCGCAACCCAAGAAAGAGCTCAGGGACTTTATCATGACCCTTCCGGACGTATCAGAAAAAGTAAAATTAATGGCGCTTCAGGAAGCCCTCCTGGAGCCAATGAATTTATTTCCACTAGACAATGAAGATCCCCGAAAGTCTTAAAAACGATAAAGCCGCAGAGCTGCGATTTGGTACCTGGGCAAAACAAACCATAGATCTGGTTTCCCCAAAAGACTTATATCTTATTGCCGGGCGTGGAACCGCCAAAACAAGTGATATAGTAGCAGAGCGTACAATGGATATTGTTTTTGATATGCCGCGGGCATACACCGCATTTGTGGCCGATACCTACGACAATGCCGTGAGGAACATAGCGCCCACAATGATCGAGGGTTGGCTGCGAAAAGGATGGAAAGAAGGCGTTCATTTTGTTACCGATGAAAGGCCCCCAAAAAGTTGGGAATTGCCTTACAAACCGCCAATGACCTTTAAGCATACCATTTCTACCTGGAACGGGCATTTCTTCAATATTGGTTCCCTGGCACAGCCAACATCCCTTGCGGGGAACTCTTACCAGCATTTTGTAATAGATGAAGCCAAGAACTGCAATTTTGAAAAGTTAAAGAAGCTGTTTCCTGCGCTTCGGGGGGATTTTACCGCCTTTGGCCACTCCCCTTATTTTTTGGGAATGACCGTTACAACAGATATGCCGCGAGTTGGCGACGGAGAGCACGACTGGATACTGAACTATGAGAAGGAAATGAACCCCGAAAGGGTACTTGCTGCCCTGCAGGCGGGAATGGAATTAAGTGATTTAAGGCTAAAATTGATCAAAGCACGGAAACAGCGAAACAAAGCCAGGATCGATAGCCTTACCAACCGTTATAAAATGTGGTATGGACTGTGGGTGCGTTCCCGGATGGATCTCGCGATGTTTTTCACGGTTTCCTCTTTTGCCAATGCAGAGATCCTCCGGAAGGTATATTTTCAAAAAGCATTAATCTCCCTGGGCACGGAAGAATTTAAAAGCGCGATGCTTTCCCTTAAAAATGAATTAAAGGCCGGGGAAAAATTTTATTTGAATTTAGGCGAACATCATTTTACAGATGATGGCGTATATGTAAAATATTACGAGCAATTTAAACTGACCGATGATATCAAGGACAGTTCCCAGGCTTTAAAATATATCCAGCACGACAAAGCTTTGGATTGCGGGATTGACTTCGGGAATATGTGCAGTATGGTACTTGGGCAGCAGAAAGGCAGTTATTACTATCTTTTAAAGAATATCCACACCCTTGCGCCAGACAGCAGTAAGGAGCTCGCAAAACAGTTTATTGATTTCTTCTCCGGCCACAAAACAAAAGTGCTGAATATGTATTATGACCGTTCCGGGAATCAATACGCCCAGGTTAAAAGGGACTGGGCTACAGAAATCAAGGATCATATTGAAAAATACAATGGATTTTCTACCGGCTGGTACGTGAATTTAATGAGCAAGAATCAGCGTACCATCACCCAGGAGGAGGAATACAATTTTGCAAAGAAATTATTCGGGGAATATTACACCAATTTACCCTTGATAAAAATAGACAAACATCAATGTAAATTTTTAAAGAGCAGTCTGGAGCTCACAAAAATTAAAATGTCCAAGGATAGGAAAGGATCCACGATGCTGAACAAGGATAAATCTTCTGAAAAAACATTGCCCCTTAAAAACCTGCCAATGCATTCCACTAATTACAGTGATGCGTTCAAGTATCTTATTTACCGTCCGGAATGGGTTGCCCTGGCAGATAAGGCGGTGCCGGCAGCGAATATTGATCCAGGGGTTTATTAAGATCCTCCTGGCTGTGAAGATTCATTTAAAGTACCAAAATATTCCATATTAGTCCTTGAATCTAAAGGAATACCATAGGTATTTGTGATCCAAATTCTTAAAGCAGTTATTCCCATATGGAAAACTTGCCCAAAATTCTCTTGTTCTACATTATTGAAATTAATTTTGTATTCCTCTTTGAATTTTTTTTCTCGGCCCGTATTTTCAGGAATATGATTTACACCATTTTTATTCTTTAAAAAAGTAAGAAGTAAGCCATCTGACAAAGACCAAATTAAATCAATAAATTCAGAGCAATCTTTTAGGACATAGCGAAACACGTATTGTTTATTTAGTTTCTCTTTCTCAGACTGTAAACTAATAATCGCATAAATGGGAGAAAAGGATTCTTTTGGTTTAGAAAGTTGATTGTTATTGTGCTGGGAAATTTTAGATTTGATTCCATTTTTATACTTATCTAAAATCACCTTTGTTTTGTGCAAATGTTCAGTTGCATCTTTTAAAGTTTTTTTATTTAAGGTTCTTTTTATTTCAATTATTCCGCAAACAGCTTCTGCAGGTATAATTTCAATATCACTAACGTCAAATTTATACAATGAAGGAATTTTTTCATCTACTATTATAATATCGTGCTGGGAAAGATTTTCTGTATTAAATATTGTTTCTGTTGTTGCTATATAACCACTGCATACCCTATAACCGGAAGGAATGTGTTTATTAATAATACCTTTTACATAATTTTCAACAATGGCACCTGAAGTTTTTAATTCACCACTGAATCCATCTGACCTTTTTTGAAGAAGAATTGAGGATTGTTTTATTATTAAATCTATTTCGGAATTATAAATCTGTTGAATGCTTTCGGTCTTTTTCATTTTATAAATTTGGGTGGAAAAGGTACTAAAATGGAAATTAAAAAATTCCAAATAAAAAAAAGCTTTCCTGTGGGAAGGAAAGACCCAAGCAAATCGCCCGCCAGGGCGATTTTTTTTGATAAAAAAAACGGAGCTAAAATATATTAACTCCGTTGGTATTTTTTAATTATTCTTTGGGGGTTCTCTCTGCAACTTGCGCATTGCTAAAAATGAAGCTAACAGGGAAAAATTTATCTTCGTCGGTTTCCCCTTCGGTCTTTTTCCCTTGCTCCTGTTCCTGTACTGCTTTAGGCCTTCCCCATACTAAAAAAGCATGTTCCCCTTTTTTTACTGCTTTTCCATCTTTCAGCCATCCCTTAAAAGTTTTAAATTCTTGGTGCTCTCCTTTCTTATGGATAAAATTAACAATAATGTCATTTACCTTCATTTCGTTTATTTCGTGTATCTCTGCATCATTTTTGGCAGCGTGCAAAAGGTTTTCTTTGATCTCTGTGGCCTGATTCGATAAAGCTTTTAAAAACTCTCTTTTTTCCTGTATGCTCATAACTTCTAAATTTTTGAATTATTTATATTATTCCTTCGTCTGCGAAACTGAAGTAACTGGATGTTGTAACTATAATATGATCTAACAATTTTATATCTAGGACCTCTCCCGCTTCCTTTAATTTTTGGGTTAATTTTTTATCAGCTTCGGAGGGGTTTCGATTTCCGCTTGGATGGTTATGCAAAGCGATAAATGAAACTGCATTAGCTTTTAAAAGTTTTTGATATACTATGCGGATATCTACAAAGGTTCCAGAAATCCCACCTTCCGAAATTTGGGCAACTCCTAAAATATGGTTTGCCTGATTTAGTAGGATTATATTAAAACATTCGTGATGCTCTATATAATTTTTTGACATTTCAAGTCCGATTTTATAGGCGCAACTAGAACCATTTATTTTTTCACATTCCGAAAATATTTTCCCGAATTTGTAGGTAATTTCAACCTCTGCGATGTCAAAACGTGGTATAAATCCCATCTTAAAATATGTATTCGGTTAGGTCGCTTTCGTTTTTGTGCTCTTCAATAAAAAGGTCTGCAATTTCCTGCGCCCTGTTAAAAGCCCTGGCGGCTTTGCGTTTAAAACATTCATAATCTGAATAATTAAATACCTTGGAAAGTCCGTGTGCATGTAGGATGGATTTCACTTGCTCACTAATAAGGAAAGGATTACTTTTGTACTTGCGTTGTTTAGTCATGACGTATAAATTTTGAATTAAAAACCCCTGCCCCGCTGCGAACGGTTCAGGGGTTTTATTGTTAATATTAAATTTGGAAATTGATAATTTCATTTCCAGTTACTTCTTTAACTTGTGTAAGTTCTTCCTCCACAAATCCCAAAAGTTTAGTAATAGTAACAGGGTTACTAATTGTAAAATGATACCCATTGTTTGCGGTAAATTCCATCTTGGAAAGTGTACCGTCATTACTCGCATTGAAGTTTGTTAAATCGTCTAACTTCCTGTCAATTTTTTGTTTCTTCTCTGCCAGTCTGTTAAAGGTTTCCAGTTTTTTAATCCGTGCATCTGCAGTCGGGTTTAAAATATCGTCAATTTTTGAAGCTGACTTTTTTACTTCTGCGCTGATCCCTTCAGGCGCTTTTTCGATTTTTGCAGTTTCTTTTTTTACTGCGGTTTTTGTGTTACTCATAACGTATAAATTTTG